ATATTATTCAGACCATTCCCAAGCTTCAGAAAATTCTTGATCTGAAAATATATCTGCTAATCCAGTAATTTGTGCTAATCTTAAAACTTCATCAGCATCCATTCCTAAATGTTCGGCAATTTTTTCATTGGACCAATTTCTTCTTTTAAGTTCTACAACTATATCAGACATTGCTGTAACAGAATGCTTACCACGTGCTCTATTGTGTCTAACAGTTGAAGCCATTCTATCTGCTTTATCTTTTCTATCATTGTTGATAGTAACTACAGGTAAATAACCATTTACTCTTTTTTGTATATCTTCACATTCTTTTCCAACTCTATTACGATGGAAGCCGTCAATAACTTCTCTTAAATTATTTTCACTGTTCATTGTAACGATTGGTTGAGTATAACCATCAGCAGATATAGATAATCTCAATAATTCCATTTCGGGTGGTGCAACACTATTTGGATTATAATCATTAGCAAATACGCTTTCGTTTTTAACCCACAATACACAATCAACAGGTTCATTTTGAAATGGACTTATTTTATGCAAAGCCAATTTAATTTCATTGATGGCTTTAACTTTTTCATCTAAATCAAGTAAATTTATTTTGTCAATTAGTTTTTTAATTTCTTTGTTCATAATATTTTAATTTAATATATTCCATTCATTTCTTTTTCTTTGCATCAGTTTAAGATATTTTTCGTATGCTGATGATTTTGTTATGGCAAAGCCTAAATTTCTGCACCAATAATCATTCTTTAATAATGTTTTAGCTATTTGTCTCCAAGTTGGAACTTTACCTTCTTGTTCTAATTTCCAATCATCTTGGTCAGGAATATCATTTGGAAAGCCTTTATCAACATACCATTTAAGATATACAGCTATTTTATTTTTATAGTGTTCTGCTGTCTTAGGTGGCATTGTATTTAAAAGAAAATGTGAAAAGCTTTTCCAAGTATGATTTTTAGGTAAAGATATTTTAATATTACCCAATATGTTTCCACTTTCTTGGCTATATAAACTACCTGAATTTACACCGTTCATTCTTGCAACAATCTTTACCCATGTGTGCGATTCAATGATATGATACAACCAAAGGTTCTTTCTTGCTTCATCACCAAATGGTTCATCAACTCTCATTTGTGATGGCTTTAATCCTGCCAAATGCATTCTATCATATATCTCATTATAAGATAGTTTTGTTTTAGCAAAGAATGTCCATATATCATCTACCTTCCAATCATATAAAGGATAAACATTCCAACAATCATCAACAACTTTTGTTGTAAATTTTTTATTGTTATAATTAAACTTATCATCTTTTGATATTGCTCTAAAACGATTTAAGCTTTCTTGTGCTCTAATACCAACAAACGTTGCTGTGGTTTTATCTTGGCTATACCATTTAACAAACAAAGCAATAAATTCTTCAAAGGTAATATTATTAAAATAGAATGGGAAATAATAACCATCAGTAATTGATAATGAATTTTCTTTAGCTCTAGTCCATAATTCTTTTTTGGATTCATCCCAACTTTTCCAAGTTGGCTCAAACATTGATGTTGAATTATTAGTTAAAATTTCGAATTGAGTCCAATATACATCGAGATATTCGCTATAAGTATCAATTAGTTTTTTTATATGATTGATAGTTAAATCAAATTGACATTCCCAATCTATAAATAGCAAACCAATTTTTCTATTACGTTTAATAGCTTCTTGCATTACAAGGTGTAATAATACTGTACTATCTTTACCTCCCGAAAAAGATATATAAATTTTTTCAAAATTATCAAATGTATAAGCAATTCTTTCTTTTGCTGCTTCTAATACATTTTTATTTAAATAAATTTTAGCCATTATATTTTATTTTTATCTTTTAGATACTTGTCGATTGCTGCAATCTTTTCACCAAGCTCTTTGGAGTAACCATTTTCACAAAAGTCAGCAATTACATTGGTCATTCCAATAATTTCTTTTATGGTCAATGGCTTGGCTAAACAACAGGAATAATCCTGTACGAATTTAAGCGATGATTGACGCACGATACTTTGTTGTACTGTATTATTCTGCATTGTACTCTTTTATTTTTTTAGATAATTTAATTTCAAATGAATTTCTTGTTGCTTGTTCATCAATTATACCATCCTTGAAGACGATTGGTATATGTAATTTATCCAACTTGGACATATCAAAGTCAGTAGGAAAGCTACCATCGGTTGGAAATAATTTAAACAAAAAGTTTTTTGCACCACGTTCTTCCATTACTTTGATGGTGCTTTTATATATATGACCTTCATCACATAAACCACCAATGGCTCTGCCAGGTTGTATTTCATCAATGGGTCCGAAATGCTCCATATAAGCTCTTCTTGCACCCCATTTAGTTAAAGCACCGTATATATCAAATAATGCTTTAAACTCCTCATTTTGACCCTTACATTTAGCTATGCGTGCTTTAAGTTCATCACCACTTAAATTGGTTGTGTTGTAGTATGTTGCCATGTTATTTAATTTTAAAATAATGATTAGGTAAATCGTAATTTCCTCTTGTGGTTTCATCGGTCATAATCAAATAACCTTTCTGGACCATCGTAGTTAAAGACCTACCAACCGATGAAGATAAGGTTATACGTTTTTTGGATTGAGACATTATGTTATAAATTTCAGAACGGGTTGCTTTACCCATTAGTTCTACCAGAGCATATACAGCATCGATTTGAGTGATTGCATAGTCTTCGTACTGGCTTACGATTGATTTTATAGGATCAACAACCTTTTTTGCTTTCGCCATAATTAAATTGTTTATAATAATAAATATAACAAAAAAATCAAGAAGTTCCAAATAATCAAGAAATTATTTTATCCACATTGGAAACTTTGGAAACGCTAAAAGTTTCCTAAGTGTTTGCAGGCAAAATTTTGGATTATTGAAATAATTGTGTATAATTATAATATGCTGGCTCATCACAATATACCAGATAAAATTTTTAATACCCCTTTCCTTGAAGTTGAAGTGATGAGCAACGGATAGGTTTGGGGTGTTGCTTTTAATAAGCATAATGGAAAAATATATAAAACTATATAATGAAATTGTAGAACTAACAACTATTGATGGTGATAATAAAATTTTATTATGTAAGATAATTGAATTAGATAAATTACCAAATGGGTGTTATATTAGTAACAATGGTATTGGTAAAATATTAGGTATGTCTAGAACATCGGCATCAAAAAGAATAAGTAAGTTAAAACAATTGGGATATATTACGACCAAAGATGTTTATGAAAATAATATTCAACAAGGAAGAATATGCAAACCTACTTATCTTTGGAAGGCAAATGGTAGTTCCCAAGGTTCAAAGGGTATAGTTCCCAAGGTTCAAGGGGGTAGTGCTCAAAGTTCAAAGGGGGTAGTTCCCAAGGTTCAACCTAATAGACTATTATTAAAAGACAATATAGAAAAGACAACTATATTGGGTGAAAAACAAAATGTTGGTATTTCAATGAATCAATTCTTTAAAAATAAAATATAATAATATGATAAAGTCACAAGTAAAATGGCGTAATGGTTCTATTGGTGTAAAGGAATTTTATACTTATACAAAGGAAGAAAAAAATAAACATATTGAAGTTATTCTCAACATACCTGTCGAAGACAGGAGTACATCAGATGACTATCTAATCTATTTCTATGGACCAAGGAAAAACAATTTGTTTATAAAACTTGATGATGATAAATAAATTTCTTATATTTATATATAAACAGAAAATTCCCAATTATGTTTTAACCAGTATGGTTGTACTCCCAAACCCAGCTGGTTTTTTTTATTTATGAATAAAGTATTGCAAGCATATAAAAATAGTTTCAACAAAATGGTCGAAGACCTATCAAAAAATCCTAATTACAAATATTGTAATTATTGTAAATTATATAAAAAAGGAGATGAATTTTATGATTATAGATGGGAATATAAAGTTCCTTGTATTACTTGTCAAAGAAAAATGGCTACAGATAGGGATAAAAGATTAAAAGAAGCAGGATTCTCACCAAGTGTTAGAAACCCTGGTACCTACTTAAATCAAGAAACCAAAGACGAAGTATTTGAACTAATGAAAGCTATGGGATGGATTTACAATGATAATGGAGTATTTAGTAAAGAAGGGATCAAGGATAAATATAAAAATTGGTCCAACTTAAAACCATATAAAAGAAAATAGTATATCCAATGGAAGATATTGAAGAAAAAGAAGATTTTGCTTTTATTGATATTCCAAAAAATTATTGTGATTATACCAAAAGACAAAAAAAAGTAGTGTGTAACAAAATTATTGATATTCTTTTATTTGAAATAGATAAACAACTTGAACCCCACATAAATCGAATTACCTTCCTTGATGATGTATTGGAAGATAGTTTAAAATCCAATGAAGAGCTTGAAATGTATGAAATATGCGCTTGCTTATCGGATATTAGAACATTACTGAATGAAGATTGAAATAGAACAGTTCATCCAACGAGAGTATTATAAACTAATTATAATATGTAAAAAGTACACAAAGAATGATGATTGGGCTCACGAACTTCTTCACGAAGTGATTATTCAATTGTATGATAAAAAAGAATTAAAACTAAAACTTGATGATGTATCAATTCGTTCGTATCTTATACGTATGATAATGGTGAATTGGTGTTTCCCAAGTTCACCATTCTATATCAAGTATAAGAAACCAGAACTAACGCATATAGAAATAACCGAATCAATACAACTAATGCAAACCCAAACTGAAACGGAACAACATAGGTTTATGGATATAATGGAACAGGAGTTTAGCGATTTGAATTGGTTTAATAAAGTAATATTCGAAAAGTATCTTACGCTTGGTAGTCTAAAGAAAGTAGCAATTGATACAACAGTTTCATTACCATCCATAGCTAGATATGTAAAAGATACAAAAAGACAAGTAGTTATAAATACACTAAATAGATTTAACAATGAGTAGTTCAGCAACAAGAAGATTTAAAAGAAAAACTAAACGTGATGTAGCAAAAGGTGTGGTTAAATCCAATGAAAATGTTAGGGAACTAAACATCCCAACAGAAGACGATGTAAAAGAATATATTGAAACAAAATTAAAACAACTTAAAGATGATACAAATAAATCTTAAAGGGTGTAATTGTGGAAAGCCAAAACCAACCACACCACCCCAACCAATTAAAACAAACTAATATGGATCAAGAACTAAAAGATAAGATTCTCAATTTAAAGGCCAATACGGTCGTTAAAAAGAAAAAGTGTACAGAGTGTAAGAAAAAGAAAGAAGTGACGAAATTACCACCTGTAATTGAAGATGAAGACTATATTCCATATATACCTTCTCAAGCAGATATGCTTTTAGCATTTTCTGAAATAAATAATAGACAGGACAAATCTAAAAGAGAATTTGTCAATAAGGTTTATAATTTCCTATTCAACGAAGATTTTGATTTTCACTGTGAATCTTGTGTGAATGTACAAACAAGAAAGTTTAGGAACTATCTAAACCAAACATTTAAATATAATTTATAATGGCTAAAGCAGGAAGAAAAACAGATGAGCTAGACTTTGAACAAAGAATGTCACGTGTATTTGAAATGATGCTGTATGAACATTTGGGTTATAATGAATTTAAGGAAGCAGCAGCAAAAGAATTTAATATCACCACAAGACAGGGTGAGAAACTTTGGACCGAAGCAAGAAAGAGATTAAAAGAAAGGTATGCGCAGAACCACGAAGAGATATTGGAGAACCATCTCAATCAACTATATGATTTGCTTAAAAGATGTCGTGATGAAAGAAACAAACGTGTTGAACGTGAAGTTTTGGCAGATATTGCCAAGATAAATCAATTAGAAGTCAAGAAGGTGGATATAACAAGTGGAGGACAACCCATAAACTTAAATATCATTTTAGATAATCAATAATTTTTTATCTAAATGGTTGCAAAATTTCGTTTTTGGCCATGCCAGATGTAAAACTAACCAAGAGACAGACAATCGCGTGGGAATATCTATACGATGATGTGACCAATGAAGTATTGTTTGGTGGATCAGCAGGTGGCTCTAAAAGCACATTAGGTTGCATATGGATTGTTTCATTATGCATACGACATCCAGGCATCAGATGTCTAATAGGTAGAACCGTATTATCCACGTTAAAGCAAACAACATTCAAAACACTAATGGAAGTATTAGGACCCAAGTTTATGAACTTACAAAGTCCTAACCATTACAACTACAACGCACAATCCAATGTAATAACATTCTATAATGGCTCCGAGATAATCCTAAAGGATTTAGAAGATAAGCCATCAGATGTGAATAAAGATTCATTAGGTGGTTTAGAACTTACAGCAATCTTTGTGGATGAAGCTGTGCAGATTAGTCAGCTTACATATAACATATTAAAGTCACGTATAAGATTTAAATTAGATGAATATAATTTAATACCAAAGATGTTGCTTACTTGCAACCCATCAAACAACTGGGTAAAGAAAGTATTTTATATTCCTTGGATAGAAGATAGATTAGAACCTTCAAAGAAATTCGTTCCAAGCCTACCTACAGACAATCCTCACCTACCACAATCTTATTTAGACTTACTACAGACTTTGCCACAAGAGCAGCGTAAAAGGCTTCTAATGGGCGACTGGAACTATTCTGAAGATATAGGTGCATTGTTTGATTTTGATTCTATCACAAAGACAGCATTTAGATTTGCTCCTAAACCTGAAGATAAGAAATATATATGCATTGACGTTGCACGATTTGGTGGTGATAGTACAGTCATATCCATATGGGTTGGTTTAACAATAATAGAAGTTATACGTTATAACAAGCTGGATGGTAATACATTATACAATGAAGTAAATAATCTAATAGCAAAGCATCAGATACATCCGTCACAGGTCATAGCAGATAGTGATGGTGTCGGTGGCTTTCTTGTAGATAGATTGAGATGTACATCATTTGTGAATAACGCACGACCATTACACGAACAGAACTTCACTAATCTTAAATCACAATGCTATACAAAGCTTGCAGACTTGATTAAAGAAGGAAAAATTAGTATAAATGTAATGGACCCAGGTATAGTGGATGAACTAACGCAGCAATTATTAGCCATTAAACTAAAGGATGTAGATAAGGATGGTAAGGTGGGTGTGATAGGAAAGGATGAGATGAAAAGGATATTAGGCGTCAGCCCTGACATCGCAGATAGTATAATGCTTCGTATGTACTATGAAGTAAAGCATTTAAAAAACACAGCCAAGTACGCTATTGGCTTTATAACAAGATAATATGAGTAAGATTAAATTTCAAATTAAAAAGAAAGAATATGAATTACCTGATGTTTTGACTATTGATCATTACACCAAAATTTATAAGATAAAAGATTTATTAGAAGATAAGTTTTATCAAACCAAACTATTGAGCACTATTACAGGAGCTCCAAATGATTTGCTATTAAAAACCAATCATTCACAAATGAACTATTTGGTAGAACAATTATTAGGATTATTCCCAAATAACAAATTTCCATTCTTTGATAAGTTTGAGTTGAATGGTATTGAATATGGTTTTATTCCATCATGGAAGAATATGTCCTTTGGTGAGTTTGTAGATTTGGATACACTAATGAACAAGAAAGAAGATGAGATTATAGAGAACCTACATATCATCTGTGCAATTATGTATAGACCTATTGTATCCAAGAAAAAGGAACACGACTTTATTATTGAAGATTATGATGTTGATAGTATGATACAAAGAGCTGAAATGTTTAGGAAAGAATTGGATGTCAAGTATGTACTTGGTGGTAACTTTTTTTTTTCCAAATTCGTCAAACAATCATTAAAACCTTCCCGACCATCTTTAATTTGGAGGAGCAAGAGTTTTATGCAAAGAATGGTATTGACTTGGAAGATGAGGAAGATAATATGGATGATTCTTTTGAAAAGGCCTTCGGCTGGTTCGCTATTATCAACAGAATTGCAAATGACGACTTTACAAAACATGATAAAATCCTCAAAGCAACCGTCCTCGAAGCCCTCAACCAGCTTCTTTACATTATGGAAAAAGAAAAACAACTAATAAGGATTCAAAAAAAAGCTATGGGTCAGATATAATTTGACTGCACATCGGGTGATTTTTTATATTTATATTTAGATGATACAATTAAATTATAAACAGGTTTTAACTTACTTCAGCGAAATAGCTTACCATCACGAACAGGTACGTTCATTTGGCTTTGGTGATATGACACAAATTACAATGGATGTCACCACGCAGAAAAGCCCTTTGTATCCTCGTGTATATCTTGTCCCAGAATCGGTTCAGTTTAATCAGAATCATATTCATTATAACTTTAATGTATTGGTTATAGATAAAATCAATAATGACTTATCAAATCAAGAAGAAGTATTATCAGACACATTGGAGATTGCTCAAGATATATTTACAACGTTCTATCAATCATATACATACGAATCAGGAAATTTTTCACAGATTGTTGTGGGAGATTGGCAGAGCCAAGTGCAGAGCTTTATTGAAAGGTTTGATGATGTGGTGGGTGGTTGGAATTTAACTATAAGATTGGATGCACCATTTGATTATTCAAAGTGTGGATTGCCAATGGCACCAGATTATAATTTCCCACAGGATCAAAGGTTTCAATCATATAAAGAGATGATATTAAACTGGCGAACGTTTGCAAATGCTCATAAACAAGTTAGAAGTTTTGGCTTTGGTGAATTAAACAATTTAACAATGGATATAGTGACACAGAAAAGTCCATTATATCCAAGACTATATTTTGTACCAAACTCATCAACGTTTGTTCAAAGTGAAATGAATATTGTATGGTCGGTATTTGTGTTAGATAAATTAAACACAGACTTATCAAATCAAGCAGAAATTTTATCAGATACATTAGAAATAGCGAAAGACTTTTATGCTAAAGCATATTTATCAGATTATAATGTTGCTTGGGATATGCAGCTAACACCGTCATTAGAACAAGGAGATGATGTATTAGCAGGTTGGAGTTTCCAAATTATAGTACAACAGAAGTTTCTTTATAACAGATGTGTATTACCAATAACAACATTTGCTGAAGGTATAACATGGGAAGAGTTGGCTGTGCTATGGGAATTGGAATATCAAAAATGGTCAGAAATTAAAAAGACAAATTAAACAATATGGGTCAATTAAATAATTTATACGTTAGTAGTTCCTATCAAGGATTATTAAAACTTACAGATAGCACGCATGGGCTTACGAATGCGTTACAAACAGTTCAATCAGGTACTGGTACAAATAGTCCATTACAAATAAGCACCAATCAATTAAACATAAGTGGCGCAGCTTTAACATTCACAGGAAATGATGGATGGAATGCTTACTATGATGCTTATGAAAATTATATTGAGAGTGGTTCTGATTTTGTATATAATGACCCATGGGGTGTATATTATCAATCAGGTTCTAATGAGTTTGGTTTGACCATTGATAATGAATATTTTGTGGATGGTATGTCATTACATAAACCAGCGATATTTTCAGCAAATGAAGGCGGTGGTTCA